GGGGCGCTCGCCTTAAAAAGCATCGTTTTACATTTAGGAGGAAACTATGATCAGTTCAGATGAGATTGGTCGTGTCCTAATGGAAGCGGTGTCAATCAGTCCAACAAGACCGAAAGATTCTGCTCTTCAGAACTGGACACGAGTAGAGTACAAGAAGGATCAGGCTTACGCGAACAGTGAGCTGCGATCAGGAAGATTACCCAAGGGTGTCTGACAGAACCAAACCCCTCTGCACGGAGGGGTTTTTTGTTATTACGGCGCAGGAGCGAACTGAGTATCCTTGGCGTTTCTGGGCGGACGAGTCGGACCAGGAGCAGGTTTAACGACTGTCTGACTGTTGTTCGTTACATTCGTTGACGAGTTGTTCTGAACATTCAGTCCAGCACCAGCCGCCGGTGTTTCTTCTTCAAGAGAACGTCTTTCTTCTGCGGCCATACTTAACTGTCCACTTGGTCGGCGATCCATACTTAGAGGCTCGACGCCAGTTTCACTGGTTTGTGATTCGTCATTGTTCGATCCTATAGAACTTGGCGGTGTTGACGATCTACCCAGAACATAGTTGACCTTTGCCACCTGTTCAGCAAGTTCATCAAGCTTGAGCGACGGATCGAGTAGACCGGCACCGAAGTCTATCTTACCTCCACTAAAGAATCCTGCATCATATTCACCACCCTGTGATAGCTTTTGAATGAGAGGAATGGAGCGACCAAGATTCTTTGCAAGTTTTTCAAAGTCTACGTCTCCGGCCGATACCTCGATGCTACTAAACTTACTTAGCGCGTCGCCAATCTTTTCGATTGCATTGGCGCCCTTCATCAGTTTGTCAGAGTTATCCGCAACATCCATGATCTGATCGAACGGCGAGTCCGCACCAAAGAATCCTAATACCTTCTCACCGACGTTCGCCAACTGTCCTATTGCTTTTGATCCAGTGAAAGCAAGAAGACCAGCAGCTACTTTACTCATGCCGGCAGCAAATCGACCCGCCTTTGAATCCTCACCGTCACCGTCAAGCATATCAGTAATCGACAAAAGATCGACAACATTCTGCTTTATCGTTTGTGTCCAGTCCGACTTACTGATTGTATCCGCGATGGCAGCGGCTGTCTTACCGATACCGAACGCAGCAAGACCGGTTCCGATACCAGTCATGATTGCTACGAACGTTCCGGTCTCTCCGAATGCGGCGAGCTTACCACCAAGCGCATCCTCGATAGAAAGCAGAGTAAGTACATTGTCCTTTATACTCTGAGCCCATGCCGGATCCTGAAAGTCAGCAATCGCTCCGCCGATACCAGCGACTCCTGACCCTGCACCAAAGACTGCAAGACCGGAAGCAATTCCAGTCATAAGTAAGAAGAATGTACCACCCTCAAGGAGAGCGCCGCCCAGTCCATCGACCGCATCAGATATTGATAACAGCGTAAGAACGTTGCTCTTTATCGATTCAGCAAAGTTCGGATTCATAAAACTGGTAAGTGCGTCCGCCAAACCGGCTGTCGCAGAGCCAACGCCAAAAGCGGCCAGACCAACACCAAGCCCAGTCATGGCAGCAACGAATGCACCTCCCTTGGCAAGCATACTAAGGTTACCGCCAACGGCATCAGGAATCGACAGAAGTACCTTTACATTGTCCTTGATCGTCTGAGCAAATTCACTGTCTTTTGTAAAGTAATTGACCGCGGCAGATACACCGGAACCCAGAGCAAATGCAGCGAGTCCTGCACCCAGACCGGTCATTGCGACAAAGAATGTACCACCCTCAACAAAAAATGATCCGGTGCCTCCAACCTCATCAGGTATAGAAAGCAGCGTGAGAATGTTCTGCTTAAGGCCCTCGGCATCCATGTTAACGATCTGATCAAGAAGATAACCACCACCAGCAAAGAGAGCTCCAATACCAGCTGCACCAATACCGAGTCCTGCACCAGCGAGTCCTAGACCTCCAAGCAGTCCACCACCGTCGTCTTCTTCTCCGGATCTACCAGCACCACCGGCACCACCGGCACCGGTTTGGCCCTGCAGTGCAGCGAGCATCTGTTCATTCTGACGTTTTTGTTCACGACGATCCTCAAGAGAATCCGAATCGGAATCCATAAGGAATCCTAGAATGTCACCAAGACCGCCAGAGAGATCTTCAATGCCACCGCTGATCTCTTCTAGGATCTCGTTATTCGCATCCGTGATCTCGTTCAGAGTCTGTAACTGTTGAGTAACGTCTGAAATCTTATCCATGTCTACCGTGTGCCCTTATGTCGGAGCCTTTCGTTCTCCTGCTGAATGTGGTCCACAAGCATTGTGATGTAGACCTCCCTTTCCCACGGTATCATATCGTCAAGCTCAGTAAGACTATACTTGTGATGCTGCATCATTGAAAAGTTAGTCTTAAAGTGATTCACAAGATTATCATGGGAAAGGGCTATCCGAAAAAATTAGCTAGACCTCGAAGCTCCGTGTTGTTTTGATGACCACAGTTGGTGCAGTTAAAAGAAACGTCCAGTACCGTTGCAGGAATGTTCTCAACGAACTTGCGTACACGAGCGAACTGCTCTGCATTTAGCGACTCGACAAATTCCGTAAGTTCTTGTCTTGATTGAGACGATGCGTCAAAGATTTCCTCACCGGAGTAAATCGAATCTATACACTCGAGTAGTAGACCAAAGATCTTTTCAACATTGTTCGTGTTCTGATCAGTTCGCGAATCGAGAACAGAATTAACCGAGGGATACTTCATCTTAACACCAACGGTATCAGTCAGCTCAATTGTATCGGATACTTCTTCGTTACTTTTAACACGAACATCATTAAGATCGATCGCAACCTCGTTTGAGGTATCACACTCTTCGCACTTCATTGACACCTGCACAGTTTCGCCGACCGACTTTGATCGCAGCTGTGTAAAGATGTAGTCCATATCAAACATCGTGATGTGGCCGGTATCGACCTCATTGTTCGTACACGCAGAGATTACCTCTTTAATTGCACGAATCATTTGACGATCATCGTTGGACTCCATGGCCAACATCAGAATCTTTTCTTCTTTTACAAGATAAGGACGATACGTCACCGTCTTATTTGTCGAAGGAATCGTCAGCTCATAGCTCGGTGCGTCTAGTTTAGGAAGACCCATAATTATTCTCCATCAAGTTTCCAGTTGTCATATACAAATGTTGCGTTTACACGAATCACTTCATTCTCTGAACCATTATTAAGTTCAATCGAATCCAGTTGTGTTGGGTATGCGTTCATGATGCGAAATCTCTTCATCACATCGTTGCGCGAGTTAAGATGCTCGATCACAATATCCCGCGAATACTCCTCACGGAATCCAAGGTTAAACGAGTTTAAGTTTTCAATTCCAATGATAATCTTTTTCTGCCACTCGTAGATAAAGTCCCATGCAGTCCACTCGTTGGTCAGCAGAAACGTTACCGATATATCCTCTTGCCCAAACTGATAGGCGAGTTTCTTTTGCTTTAGCGATGTTGTCTTTTCATCGGTAAAGATCTGACGACCGGGGATGGTTACAGAGTCACACATAATGTCAAGATTACGAGGATCGTACTCAGTTCCTTCAAAAAGAACTCGGTAACGATTACTTCTAGCAAACCCAGACGAAAAGGTCGCCTTAAGATCGTCGATTGTTGTGCTCATATCATTTTCCTGGAGTCGGACCAGACAGCTCGTGTGCCGGCCTTACGGAAGGACTCGGTCGGAAGGAACATTGCGATCGGCCACTCCGGTGCGTCCACCTCAACAATCTTTGACTTTACCTTACCGGAGAGGTAGTGCTTAAACGTTGGCTGAAAGGCAGAGTACCTTGCCGTTCCTTTAAGAATCGAGTAGCTGATGTTCAGCCGAGTCGAGTCGTCGAACTTTTTGTTGTTTGCCGTATCGAGCAGTGCATCGAATAGTTTTGCTCGAGGTGCTGGTGGCAGATAGTGCAGGTTCAGACCATAGAACCCTCCGGGTGCCGACTCAACGTATAGAATCAGAGGAAACGTATCGTAGTACGGCAGCTGATCCTTGGTCTTTGGATCATAGAAGAAAAAATACATTTTCCCTGCACGAGGAGCGTTTCTCTGCGTCAGACGATCGTCAGAGATAAGATCCATCTTATTGACATCGGTCAGCCCACGAGCCTTCTTGCGGAACCACTCACGCGCCTTCTTTGTACGAGGATTAAGACCCTCGCGAAAGGCTGCCGCTTGTAGTTCTGTAAAGAGTGACATACGATTCCTCGTCGTTGTATGTAATGTCTGATCTATTTATACGGTCGAGAGCCATTTACTGATACACGGTTCTGTGATATAATAATTTAGTCACCGGCGGGCAGGGGAATATACTATTTAAGAATTTTGATACCAAGGGACTTGAGTGTATCTTCGGTCCAAACTTCAAACGTCCAACCGCGATCGAGAGCGAATTCCGATGCGGCCTTCCACTTCGATTGATTCTTTACGTAGGTGAGAGACTCCTTGACATATCGACGCGTCTTGCGTTTCGGTGTCTTGGGTGGTTGAGTCTGTCCCTTGGGCTTTATCTCTATGATGTAGTTCTTACCCTCTTGAGTCTGAAACCAAAGATCCATAAAGTACCGATGTACCTTCTTATCGGTCTCACACACATACGGAATCACGAGTTCCTCGCTGTTCCAATGTACGATCGAGCTCTGAGTGTCTATCCACCGAAAGGTATTACGCTCCCACAAAGAACGATACACGATGTTCTTCACATCACCGACGTACTTCTCGGGATGCTTTGGTGTGAATTTACCACGGTAAGCCATATAAATAACTGAGTATTCTTCTTATAGTTTATACCGAGTTATTTATCTCCTATGGCAATATCAGATATTCAGAGACAGAACCAAGGATTTGTTGGCGCGTCGAATCTTCGATTTCCCGAGGATCTTGCCGTTGATGTGTCTCCGTTCTTGACGTTCTCGACACAGCGGCCGGTCTATGATAGTCTTGGAAGCGCGCTTCGGTCCAATCCAACAGGTGAGTCGGTTACACTATACATTCCATCCGGTTATGCAGTCTCAGACTCCATAAGCTATGAGAGCGCAGAAGGTGGACTGATCGGATACGTGATCGATCGCTTTGCCGATGGATCAATTAGTGATTTTGGCGTAAATGATATTGCCAACATCGCAAAGCAGAACATCGCGGGTGTCGGTGCAACTCTTGCTGGTGGTGCCGCGGCCGCCGGCGGCAGTATTGCCGGTGGTGCTTTAGCGGGCGTACTAACATCAAGTGCTCTGGGTGGGGAGATTCAGAACCGCGTACGTCGTGCAGAGGGTCAGACAATTAATCCTCGCCAGTACATGATGTTCAAGGCGCCAGAACTAAGATCGTTTTCGTTTAACTTTAGTATGATTCCTCAGAGTGAAAAGGAAGCAAACGACGCGATTCGCATCGTTAAGTTCTTTCGTCGTGCATCGTATCCAGCACTCAATGCAACGGGATATACCTATATCTTTCCGGATCTATTTAAGATTGCGATTGGTAACAACGACTCGATGATTCGCATTCCTGAAGTCGCGTGTACTGGTGTCGAAGTAACCTACAACTCAAATACTCAGTCGTTCTTTACTCGAGGTAACATTCCTGTTCAGATCGACCTAGGAGTCTCGTTCCAGGAGATGAAGGCCATCACTCGAGCGGATATAGACGAAGGATTCTAATCGAATGGCTTACTACTTTTCATACTTTCAAAGAGGGTCGTACGACTTTGGCGAAACGGTCGTTAAGAACGTCACGAACATTACAAAGTACACTACCATCTTTTCTGAGATCGCCGATGACTATTCGTTCTATACATTCTACACAATGCAACCCGGTCAGCGTCTAGACGAGATATCACAGGAGATATACGACACTCCTGATTTTTACTGGACGTTTCCTCTGATCAACGATCGCATCGTTAATACCTGGAACGATCTTCCAAAGTCCTATAGTGATTTTATCTCATTCCTTGAGCGCAAGTACGTCGGTCGTGCGTTCACGTTGAAGGACGAAGAGGAACTCGCCGGTAAGTTTGAGATCGGAGAGAACCTTGTGTACGATTCAACGAATAGAGCCGAGCTCATCGCTAAGTATCCGACACAGGGTTATATGCAGGTCGTGTTTGAAAACGATGCGTCTTTTCCACAGAACACAGAGTTTACAGTAAGCGGAGAGTCATCCGAAGATTCAATCGTTGTGGTCAATCACATTCCTGCGTATCAGGCTCCGGCTCGTCATATTGATCTGAACGGAAACGATGTACCGTATGATGCCGGTCAGACCACAGTCGTTACGATTCGTCAAGAGGAAGAGGATCGTAACGACATCAACTCTCAGATCAGAGTCATTCGCCCTGAATTCATTTATGAGGTTGCGACGCGCTTCGAGCAAGAAATGCGTCGCAGAAGGAGATGATCTACGATCATGGCCGATCCTAATCTGATCGACAAGTTACCGAAGTCGTTCTCTGAATTTCGAGTTCGTCTTACTTCGTATAACGGTAACGTAACCGACATCAGTGAGCAGATCCTTGAGATCTCTATCTACGAGACGATCTACCGAGCATTCATTTATGGTGAGGTGTTCATTGTCGATAATGAGGCTATGATATCATCCTTTCCGTTCATTGGTCAGGAAAAGATGCGTATCGAGTGGAAGCGTGATGATGAAAAGTTAGTGAAGGACTTTTTTGTTACGGATATCTTTGATGTGTCAAGAGTGAATGAAAACAGCACTCTGTACGGTGTGTCCATCACATCGGAGAAGCAGGTGCTTAACGCCGTGAATCTATTCTCTCGCTCTTATTCTGGGCGTGGTGAAAAGATCATCAAGGACATATACGATGAGTATCTCAACGACGATCTAGAAGTTTTGATCAACGCAAAGACGAGCCATAACGTCGTGTTTCCATACATGAAGCCGATGCAGGCTATCGATATGGTTCGTCAGAATGTACTGGCAGAGGACGACTCGCCGATGTATGTTTTTGAAACTTTGTATCAAGAACGCCCCAGACTCGACTCGTTTCGTCAGATGATGGAGAATGAACCGATCATTGAGCTCAGCCCCTCGACTCCTGTGAAAAAGAATACAGGAACAGGCGACTCCTCACGCGACTCTCTAACGAATCGAGGCGAGATCTACGAGGATAAGATCAACACGGCGTATGATCTGCTCGAGAATCTAAGTAACGGATCATACTCATCCTTCTCCACAGTGATCGATCCTTCGCAAAAAATCGGTGCTCGTACTGACTTTGACTTTGTTCGACATGCGCCGCCTGTATCGAATAATCATGTCTCTGATTTCTTTACGATCAACGATCAAAGAATGAATCGTCTTTATCAGACTCGCAACATTATCATTCCTCAGAACGCATACGCATTTGATAACACACTTCCGAATCTGAACGGTGTGGATGAGCTCGATAAGTCTATTCTTAATGCATACGAGAATCGTTCTGTGCTTACGAGTGTTAAGGTCCACATGGATTCGGTTCATATAACCGAAAACGATGATATCTTTTCCGTCGGTCAGGCCGTTACATATAATCGACCAAAGACCACGGTTAAGACCGATCCCGATAAGAACCGTGATACCAACGATAAGGTCAATTCAGGTACTTACATCGTTTCTGCGATACATCATCGTCTTTCGCGAGAGGAGTACACGATGTCCGTTGAGCTCATTCGTGACGGCATCGGCGAGGCTGCTGAGCTCAAGGAGAACGGCGAGGAGCAGGACTTTGATACCGAACCCGTCGTAAGAGAATCAATTCTACCACCGCTGAACTAATAATACTATGCTTGGAACAAACCTACATATTGGTGTCGTCGAGGATCGTAATGATCCGAGGAAACTAGGACGAGTACGTGTACGTATTCTGGGTCTGCACTCGCCGGATCGTAAGTCGGATATTCAGATCACCGACTTGCCATGGGCAACGGTAATGCAGCCGCCGAACGTCTCTACATCAGGACCCACCCTTTCACAACTCGTAGAGGGTACATGGGTTGTCGTGATGTTCCTTGATCAGAATCAGCAGGATCCACTCGTTCTTGGATCGGTTCCGTCATCGGCTCGAACCGAGGAACCAAACTATAACGATGGATTTTCCGATCCCTTTGGCGTGTATCCTCGTTGGACCGGCGACTCAGAGCTCTCGCTGATCTCTGATGAGGAACGATGGCAGGAACATCCTACTTACGACAACCGAGGCGAGAATCGAGTTACAGAGATTCCTCGTGCACGTAAGTACGAGATGCCCACCGTTTCTTCAACGGTACCCGACCAAGAGTACGAAAGATCTAAGTTCAACGAGCCGGATCTTCGCGGTGATCAGGACTCAAAGTATCCGTACAACTCCATTCGTGAGTTCGAGGCGGGGCAGGTCGAGGAGTACGACTCAACTCCTGATAACAGTCGTATCACAGAGATGCATCAGTCGGGATCGTATCGTGAAATACTTGATGATGGAACAACAACAGTTAAGATCGTCGGTGACGGTTACTCGATCACGCTGCGCGATCACAACATGTATGTGCAGGGGGATCTTAATTTGACTGTCGAAGGTAACATGCGTCAGCTCGTTCAGGGTGACTACACTCTGGAGGTCGATGGAAGTTATCATCAATTCGTACGTGGCAATCGTGAGCATAAGATCGGTTCAAACGACTTACTTGAGATTGGGTCGGATCAGTCGATCAACATTGGTTCCAAGCAGTCCGTTCATACAGGATCCGATCAGACCATACTTATTGACGGCAATCATATCGAGACCATCGGTGGTACATCCGGTCAGACTGTAAAAGGCGATCGTACTCAGATCACCACTGCTAACTCTTCTGAGGTCGTCGCGGGCAATGAATCGCTACTGACTGTTGGTACACGTCTTGTGACGACCGAAGGTAAGCATCGACTCGAGTCCGTCGCGAACATTGAGTTTGATACGGATTCGGATCTTAATCAGACTATTGCTGGTAACGAGAACACAACGGTAACTGCTATGAATATAACCGCTCCATCAAATGTCAATGTGACGGGTGATGTAATTGCTGACGGTGTTAGCCTTAAGACTCACATTCATAGTGGCGTTACACCTGGACAAAGTAATACAGGACAACCGGTGTAAAGTATGTCTTCTATATTTGATTCTTTATGTGGTGAGTCTGGTCTTGTTAATCAGATCAGTGATACCCAGGATGAGATCCGTGAGGCAATCACGGCGGGTAAGAACGCGATTAACTCTGTTAAGACTTTTGCCGATGAGGTAGAAACACTTTCAGATGCGATTCAAAATCAGCCGGGTGTAGTAACTCGCCGTCTGCAAGAAGACATTTTTAACCTCTTGTCTGCACAGGCTCTGGCAAATCCTGCTGGTACGATTGCTCAGTTACTCGAGATTCGTGCAGCATATCAGGCGGCCGGCCCTGCAATCGACAGAGTTATCGAAAACGTCGAGCAGTTTATTAAAGATCCTCTGAATACACCGCTAAACCTTTGTGAAGACATACCCAACATCGTTAAGTTCGGCGAAGAGGTTCGCGAGTTGGCTCAGCCCGGGGTGATTCCGGATAAGCCACCAGAGCTTCCGCCTGTAGAGGATCTAACAAAAACAGTCGGCGAGTCCATCGAAACCGTTCCTCGTTTTCCTTCTGAAAGCATCTCTCAGGCTCTGGAGGTTGCTGGTCGATATACCGGAGATCTTGGTCCTGGCGCCGCTCAAGAAGCCGCAATCTCTCAGTAGTAGGTTATAAATAACAGTATGGCTGATCTATCAATCAAAGCAAGGCGCGCCGTATATTCGGATGTCGATTTTTCGTTTCGAGTAATTCCAGTATCGAACGCTCTTGCTCTTAAGAAGGAAGAAGAAGCGGTTAAGCAGTCGGTCGTTAATATACTTTCGACCAATCGTGGTGAAAGACCGTTCCTTCCTTACTTTGGTGCAAACATTCGTGCATATCTGTTCGAAAACTTTGATAATGTAACCGCGAGTCTTGTTGAGGATCAGATCCGATCGGCTCTGGCAAACTATGAACCTCGTGTAAGAGTTACAAACGTCGAGGTCAATGCCAGACCCGATAACAATGCGCTAAGAATCACGCTGGAGTTTGATATCATTTCTCCAAGAGAAGTTTCAACAAGTGTCGACTTTGTCGTTGAGAGACTAAGATGAGTAGAGAATCAAATCGCCTTAATGTATCGGAACTCGACTTTGATCAGATTCGATCGAACCTTAAAGAATACCTTCGTTCGCAGGATACACTGCAGGACTACGACTTTGAGGGCTCGGCGATCTCAACGATCATCGATATGCTCTCATACGTTACACACTATAATGCGGTCAATGCGAACCTCGGAATCAATGAGACCTTTCTTGATACCGCTCAGTTTCGTGGATCGGTCGTAGGACACGCTCGTCAGCTCGGTTACATACCTCGCTCTGCTTCCGCTGCAGTCGCGTATCTCGACATTACCGTAAACGATCCCGATACACCAGAACTTACGATTCCTCGTGGCCATCGTTTCAAAGCTAAGATCGGAAACGACACTTTTAACTTTGTTACCGATCGTAGTTATAATACAGAAACTGCTGAGTTCACGAACGTTAAGATTCTTCAGGGTACACTAAAAACAACTGAGTTTATTTTTGATGTTCGCTCGAGTGAGAGATTCGTAATTCCTGATGAGGATGTTGATACATCGGCTCTTCGAGTAGAGATATATGATTCGCGCTCCTCATCCACGTTCACAGTCTTTAACGAGGCAAAAGAACTTACATCAATTCGCGAAGATTCTCCGGTATACTTTTTGTCAGAGAATCCCGATGGAAAGTACGAAATTGCATTCGGAGACGGTACGATTGGCCAAGCACTCGAAAACGGAAATCTTATTCGAATCGAGTACCTTGTAACAAAGAAGGACGAGGCAAACGGCGCATCGGTGTTTTCATCCATTGACTCGATTGAGGGTAACACTAATCTTTCAATCACTGTGAATCAAAGAGCCAACGGTGGATCCGATAAAGAGTCGATAGAATCGATTCGTCGCAATGCCCCTTTATCATTTGCATCTCAGAATCGTGCTGTCGTTCCTCAGGACTTTGAGGCAATCGTTCGCGAAAACTTTGCAAACCTTGATACCATGAGAGTCTGGGGCGGTGAGGATAACGATCCTCCTCGATACGGTAAGGTGTTTATATCCGTAAAACCCAAGGATGCTGAGATTCTAACGGATGAAGAAAGAACCGAGGTTCTTGAAAACATTATTATTCCAAAAAGTGTTTTGACCATCGAGCCTGAACTTGTTGATCCTGAGTTCCTTTTTATTGTTCTTGAGGTATTCTTTAAGTATGATCCGTCAATTACGAATCTTACAGAAGTTCAGTTAGAAAATAAAGTAACCGAGGCAATCGAAGAGTACGATCGTAACGAATTAAGAGAGTTCAATAAGGTCTTTAGATACTCGCAGTTGTTATCAGTTATCGATAATGCGGATCCGTCGGTCCTTAACTCATTTGCTCGCATATACGTTCAGCGACGGTTTGTTCCTCGTCTCAATGTTGCGGCAACGTATGAGCTTGATTTTTCTGTTGATCTATTTAAGAGCTTTGGCACACGGCCAGTTATTTTTCTTTCATCCGAATTCACTGTAGATGGAAAAGACAACTGTCGATTTACAGATGTACTCGACAACAATAACGAGCGTCGCATTCAGATCGTTCGTGGTGATCAGGCAAGTCCTCAGGTCGTGGTTGATAACGCCGGCTTTATTGAGGGTAGCAAAATCATTCTGGTTAATTTTCAGCCGGAACGAATCGAGGGATCGCAGATTGTCATTGAGTGTATACCAAATTCGTATAACGTATTCGGTAAAAGAAACAGCATACTCTCTGTCGACTGTAATTGTCCGCAATTCTTTATTGATGGATCAGTTGATACGTTTGCCGTAGGAACTGAATACGCCGGCGATACCTACGAGGTTGCACCGAAGAATGCCGACTTATAATAACAACGAGGATCGCACGAGTCTTGCACCTCATGTAGACTCTGTAATAGACACTTTTATTCCCGATCATATCAAGTCGAATTATCCTGAGCTGATCGCATTCGTTCGTGCGTATCTTTCATATCTTGAGGAGTCTAGCCTTTCTGGTTACTATCAGAACACTCTTCAGAATCAGCGAGACATACGCACTCAGGATCAAGAGTTTCTTAGGCGTATTGAACAAGAGATCGGTCTATTTGTTCCTCAAGATTTTTCAACCGATCCACAGATCTTTTACGATCGTATATCCGAGGTCTGGAGATCAAAGGGTACCGAAGAGGGTCTTAAACTCTTCTTTCGTTTATTTCTTGATGATCCGGTTCAAATAAGACTTCCATGGGAACAAGTTCTTATTCCTTCAGACGGTCGTTGGGTTATCGAGAATAAGATACGTGTTTCATCAATTTCTGGCAATCCAGAAGACTTTGCTGGTACAAGAATCTTTCAGATTGAGTCTTTCGCCGAGGCAACCGTTTCAAAAGTTGAAAGGCGAGTCTATTCCGATGGGATCATCTGGGAGTTGGTACTTCTAAAAGGATCGACTTCCGGTGAATTTACTGAAAATAATACAATTGCAATTGGAACAGACATCGACACTCGTGCAGAAGTATACAGGTCGGTCACTAATATTAATATTGATAACTCAGGCACGGGTTATAAGGTAGGAGACTTTATCACTCTCGATGGATATGAGGGTGTTACATTTACTGCTTATGTTGATAATGTTAATGAAGATGGTAGTATAACAGCAGTACGAATCGCAAACTACGGTTCGGGTAACACACCGAATCACATTCGTGAGTCGAATACAGAAGAAGACTATTATCTTGAAGACTTTCTTCTGTATGAATACGACACCGATAACCAGGTTGGTGATAGCAGTCTTACATTTAACGTTGATACCGTTAGCGGGTCGGGTGCATCATTCAGTATAGACTATGGTGCTCTTATTACAACGGAAGGGCGATACGTAGGTGTAAAAGGGCAACTTTCAGAGTCCATTGTGTTGCAGGACTCTTTCTTTTATCAAAAGTATTCATACGAGGTTTTAACTAACTTTCCAATAAGTACATGGAAGGGACCTCTTAAAAGAACGATTTCACCGGCCGGCACAATTCCTTTCGGTAACATTCGTATCTCTGATACTCTTGATCTTTCAGTAGAGACACAACAGTTCTCTACTGTTACGACCCCAGGAATATATACTATTGAAATTACTGATACACTTAGTGAAAATCTTGTTGGCCTGAACCAAGACTATAACAATGATTTTTACTTTGGTGATGACTATACCGGCAGTACGGTATTCGATGAGACTTCTTCTGTCGGTACTACATCTTCTACCGATTCGTTTACAACTGAATCCATTTAGGATAGACTAACATGGCCGTAACAGGTGTTGCAAATAATTTTAGGATTCGTAATGCACTGGATCTCGTCGATTATGTGAGATCCGATGATAATAGGATCTATGTGTTTCTTGGACGTACTGGCTCATGGCCGGATGAGGGAGATCCTCCTGAGGCTCTTAATGATCTTGAAGAAATCCTGCAGACGTGGCACGATCTTAACGGAATTCGTAAAGTCGGTGTAACCGATATCGTCCTAGGTCTTAGAGAGACTCTTTGGAATAGCGGAACTGTGTACGATCAGTACGAAGACGATACGGATCTTACCGATAAAAACTTCTTCGTTCTTACCGATCAGCTTAACGTCTATAAGTGCATTTCAAATAACAATGGTGCTGAGTCAACAGTTCTTCCTTCTCATACAACATCCGATATTCCTCTTGAGACGGATGGTTATAAGTGGCGGTATATGTTCTCTGTGACTACATCGCTTCTTCGTAAGTTTATCGTTCCAGACTTTTTTCCTTTTAATGATGATCCTGCAGTTCTTGCTCCGACAACTCCTGGGACGATTGATAATCTTAGAATAGACTCACCCGGATCTGGTTATCCGTCTAATGCTTCGGTAGACAACGATACAGAAATTCCTGTATTCATCGAGGGAGACGGCGATCAAAACGCCAGTGCAACCGTTTCTCTCAATACGTCCCAGGGTCAGATTACATCCGTTCAGTCTATTACGAATGGAGGATCGGATTACCCTTATGCACCAGAGTCAGACATTCCTGTAGCGATCAGACAACTTAGCGGAAGCGGTCCGGTTCAGACTGCATACGGCATTGCTACGACAAATCCTTCAGGCGAGATTGATAGTGTTCAGATCGTTATTGGAGGTACTGGTTACACAACTGGTAGTGCTTCTGTCGTTCAGTCATCCTGCAAAGCGTATGCAGAAACGAATCTTGACGGTGAAATTATTAATTCCGACGTACCGACCGGTCGTTCTGGTCAAAACTTTACTCGTGCAAATGCTATTGTTGTCGATGATAATGGATCCGGTGCATCGATTAAACCGCTAATCTCTCCTATCGAGGGCCACGGATCGGATCCTGCCAATGAGCTTCTTGCAAACTATGCACTGATTAATCTGCGTCTTTCTGGCGAGAGTGGCTTTATTGGCCTTAACGATTTTCGACGAGTAGGTATTATTGAAAATCCTGTAGAGTTTGACTCGCAACAGTCTGATGGAGACTACCTTGAGTTTGAAGATGATGTTGGAGATGCTAAGTATAGACTAACACTTTCCAGCGGTGACAACTCTGGATTCACTGAGGGTGAAACTATCGTTGGCCAAACTTCCGGTGCAGTAGGAACACAGACGAATCTATTTGAAACCGATGCAATTCGTACTAATGTTGATAACACTCTTTCTGATGATATTCAGTTTGAAGACGGCGAAACGATCGTCGGTCAAGATTCTGACGCACAGGATACGATATCATCGATCACACCTCCTGACATTGAGCCCTACAAAGGTAAGATTCTCTATATAAATAACCGAGAAGTTATTGAAAGTCAGAGTGAACAGCAGATCGAAACGATTACTCTTGTTCTTGAGTACTAATTATCATTAAGGAAAAGAATCGAAATGGCGCTTAATTTTAACCGTGCACCTTATTTTAACGATTACGACGAGGACAAAAAGTTTCATCGAATTCTTTTTCGTCCAGGATTCGCCGTACAGACTCGAGAGTTAAATCAGCTTCAGTCAATTCTTCAGAATCAAATCAGTCGATTCGGTGATCACGTTTTCGAGAACGGTTCTCTTGTTATTCCTGGTGCAGTTAAGGTCAATGGTGATATCACCTATGTGCGTGTACAGGAGGGTTCTCTTGTAAGTTCAGATGATTCGGTCTATGAGGGTGCGAAGGTTGTAGGATCGTCTGGTGTAACGGCTACAATTACGACTCTTTCGCGCGCAGAAGACAACGATCCCGTTACGTTCTTCCTTACGTTTACCTCGGGCGGTTCTTTTGCTCAGGATGAGACTCTTACGATCACATGGTCTGACGGATCAACAACTACAGAAGATGTAACGGTCGAAGACTCGACCGACGCGGTTGGACAAGGGACGATCGTTTCGGTTGAGCGCGGCGTTTACTTTATTAACGACGAGTTTGTTCTGGTAGAATCTCAGAGCATAGTAGTAGATAAGTACACACCGATCGAGGATATTCCAGGTGAAGTATCGATCGGTCTTTTGGTCAATGAGGATATTGTTACACCAGAAGATGATCAGACTCTTCTTGATAATGCTCAGGGTACCTTTAACGAGACCGCTCCTGGTGCCCACCGCTATAGAATAGACGCGGTTCTTACTCTTCGTGACGACGTGTCTAATCTTAACGACTACGTTGAGATTGCTCGAATCGTTAGAGGAGAGATTGCTCGGGAGGTCCGTGAGAGTGAGTTTGATGTTCTTGGTGATACTTTGGCTCGTCGTACCTACGAAGAATCGGGTGATTACGTCGTAAAGAACTTTAACCTTGGTGTCGAGCCCAACCCAGATGATTCCGATAAGTTAAGACTTGAACTTGAGCCTGGCAAAGCGTATGTTCGTGGTTATCGAATCAATACGACGAACACGCAACGTATTGACATTGATAAGGCTCGTACAACAGAATCTTCTGGGTCAACACTCATTCCTCTTCAGCAGGGTGAGTACATTCATGTGAAGACCGTCTTTGGTCATCCGGATCTTTTTTCAGAAGTCAAGTTATATTCAGATGCATCCTTGTCTTTTACTAATGATGTAGTGGACGAGCCATCAACGCAGATTGGTACGGCCACCGTTCGTGCTATCGACTACGATCCGGTTGAGAGTGCGAACGAAGGAGAAACCGTCGTTCGTTTGCATTTGTTTAACTTTGATTTTAACTCCGGAGAGTCCATCTCCGATGTCAAGACTGTTTATTCCGATGACACCTCACCTGCATTTGGTGCAGAGATCGCTAGTGCTTCGATTGATGACGGTGATACCACGCTGCAAGAGCAGAGTGATGATGTTGCGATCTATGAGCTTCCTTTTTCTGAAGTGGATACGATTACAGAATCCTCATTTAACTTCTATAAAAAGTTTAGCTCAGTTGTGTCTGGCACCGCTGTTACCATCTCAACTCCGGTTGCAGCGGAACAGTTTCGCGATGAACCGACAGACTTTCTTGTTCATGTTACAAACGTTGTAAGTGGTTCGACTTCTCCCGATACAATCGGTGATATCGACACACCTGATAGTGTATCCATCACAACGGACAATAAGACTGTAACACTAGAGCTGAGTGGTCTTGGAGTTAATGATGGTGATGAGGTTACGATCCATGCCGTAATGTTTAAGTCGCCGGGCACAATTAAGTCTAAGTCTCCCGTCATCGGATCGACCATAACAACTGGCTCAAGCCCTGGTTCAACAATCGACCTGGGTAAGGCCGATGTGTATGAGGTTACGGAGATCACTGACGGCACAAACGACTATACAAATTACTATACTCTCGACACCGGCCAGTCCGATAACTTCTATGGTATTTCTAAGCTTCGTTTAAGATCTGGGTTCTCCGCACCGACCGCCGCTCTTACGGTTACCTTTAACTACTTTAATCATGGTGCAGGAGACTTTTTTGTAGCGGATTCGTATTCTTCTATATCGTATGAAGACATACCTACTTATACCACTGAGTCTGGACAGGACTTTCGTCTTGCAAATTCCATTGACTTTAGACCAATCATTGATAGCTCCGGAGAATTCTCTAATACTCCCGTAGGATACCGTCCTGATTCGGAGGCTATTCTAGACTTTGATTACTATCTTCCTCGTCAAGACAAGTTGTGTCTGACGAGTCAGGGCGATTTCGTCATCGTGAAGGGCACACCAAGTCTGGATCCGACTCTTCCGCGCGATCTAAGTGATGCGATAACGATCTACAAGTTGAGTGTAGGTGCCTATACATTTGGTCCTAAGGATGTGAGTGTAAGCAGTGTACGCCATCCTCGTTATCGAATGAAGGATATCGGTGAGTTAGAGAATCGTATTGATAGTCTAGAATATTACACTGCGCTAAGTCTTATTGAGCAGGACGCGATTTCTCGTGAATTTGTTGACAAGTTTAAGTCAGGAATTCTTGTTGATTCTTTTACTGGTCATAAAGTTGGTAATCCTCGAAAAGAAACGTATCGAGCCGCCGTTGATCCGGAGGTGGGCGAGCTTAGACCCGAGGGTTCAACAAAGGCGATTCCTCTTTTTGATGATGAGAACGGAACCAACTACCAGATGACCGGCAATATCATTACTCTTCCATATACGGAAACGCCGTTAATCGATCAACAAGTTGCTTCTCGCCTTGAAAAAATACAGCCGTTCATTAAGTATTCTTGGGACGGTAACGTTACTCTTGATCCTTCTTCCGATTCTTGGGTATCGACTCGCCGTGTACCAGATACGACTCTTGACGGTGGCACTGAGTTTACCGAGGCATTTGAAAATAATCAGAACAGTCTTGGAACAGTGTGGGGATCGTGGAGAACATTTTGGACGGGTATTCTTCCTGAGGTCGCAGTACGCTTTCGCCGCGAGTTAAGAACTCGAGTTGGTGAAAGAATCGTTCGTACAGAAAGTACTGAGACCGAGCGCCTCGGTGATCGCGTCGTTAATAGGTCAGCGGTTCCTTTCATTAGATCACGTGTGGTTGAGTTTGCCGCAACAGGCCTCAAGCCTCTTACAGATGTTAACGCCTTTTTTGATGGTGTTAATGTTAGCGAGTTTTGTACACCATCGGGTGGGAATCAGGGCGATCAGCTAACAACTAATGCGGTAGGATCAATTACAGGTACGTTTGAGATACCCAACGAAGATGATATTCGGTTCCGTACGGGTACACGTGTATTTGAATTAAAGGATGCAGAAGTCGACTTTTCTACGATTGCAAATACGACGTATAGCGCTCAGGGAGTTCTTGAGGAGCTTTCGGAATTCTTTATCGCTACGACCGTTGTCGACATTGAAACTCAGAGAGTGACTGAGACCGAAAGAACCGGACGAACAATCGATCCTCTTGCTCAATCGTTTTTGAATCCTCTCGAAGGCGGTGGGTTCATTACGTCGATCGACATTTACTTTGGTCCGCAGGCTGAGACCAATACATTTCCAGTTACTGTACAAATCAGAGCAATGGATAATGGTTTTCCTGCTCCTGAGGTTGCTCCGTTCGGCTCTATTACACTTGATGCTGATCAGATCACTGGGTCAAATGATGGATCCGTCGCAACGAGGTTTACATTTACTTCTCCAGTATACCTTGAGGAAGAGGTCGAGTACTGTTTTGTTGTACTAACAGATTCCGATGAACTTACGGTATGGCAGTCGGTACTAGGAGAGGTCGATATCTCAACCGGGCAAAGAATATCGCGTCAGCCATTCCTGGGTTCGCTGTTTAAGTCACAGAACAATCGTACGTGGACACCAGCACAGCTAGAGGATCTTAAGTTCCGCATCAATCGTGCTGAGTTTGACACGAGCGTGACGGGTCAAGTTACATTTGAAAATGTTGTTTCGTCAAATGATAGCGGTACAGAAGCGGATCCATATCTTGGGTTACTTCCTCTTGATCCGTTTACGTTTAGTGATGGCTCAACTTATATAGAAGTCAATCATCCTAACCACTCAATGGAAGAAGGTGACACCGTAAGATTCACTGCTGAAAACTCTGGTGCACTCGCTGGTGTGCTGGAATCAGAGATCTTTGATACTGATCTTACTGTTAGCGTTGGACCGTCCAGCGAACCGATTGGTGTTGATACGTACTATGTGCAGGTATCAACGAGTGCCGATCGTAACGCGTCTCTTGGTGGTGCGGCAATATTTGCCACGCAGCACGTTGGATTCTCTGTCATTAATCCAGTGGTCGAAGAGCTTGATTTTCCTAATACATCAACCTCTTGGGAGTTTAAAGGGACGAGCAAATTCGGTAAAACGCCTGACAGTGGATACGTAAGTATTGACCTGGGTAAGGATAATCTTTTATCTTTCCCAAGAACGTCTGTTGAATCTGGGGATGGTACCGTATCCGTACGTACCAATTTCACAAGTACGGTTGATAACCTATCTCCGTATATTGATGTTAAGAGGTTCTCTCTTCTTGCAACCGAAAACCGAATTAATAATCGAGAAGATACCGATCAAGTTGCAGAGGCAGATGAGGCGGCGGCAAGGTACATTACTAAACCGGTAAATCTTATTAATCCGGCAAACGAGTTTCGTATATTCTTTGATGCCAATCGTCCACCGGCAACAACAATTGATGTATATTATAAGGTAAGACCAACCGGTAGTGGTACACCTCTTGAGGATCAGGTCTGGGAGAAGATGGAACTTGATAGTAATGTCCCATCCAACGAAAGCTTTGATTCTTTCAATGAGTATGCCTATACCAAAACGTTTGCTCAGGACTTTAATGTATATTCAATTAAGATTGTCATGAGATCTGACAATGAGGCTCGTGTACCAAGAATTCGCGATCTTCGAGTTATTGCTATAAAGGACTAGCGCGAATATGAAAGGTGTTAAAAAATACTCACCAGTGGAGAACCATAGCGGTTATGTTCGCGATCTTGAGACCAATGCAATTGTTTCAAGTGATAGATCCGGCTATGAAAGATTTATCGCGAAGAAAGAAGAGAAAAGATCTTTTGTACAACGACTCGACAATTTAGAAAAAACACTCGATAAGATTCTTGAAAAACTGGATAACAAATGAAAGATCTAATTAGTATTACTGGACGTCCAACGATTACTCTTTACGATCGCCATGGTAATGTAAAGCAGAGTCTCGAAGAAGACAATCTTATCGTCGATACCGGTAAGAATTTCATTATTCAAAAGGTGTTTGATCGGTTAAACGATCCTGTTCCAGAGATCGATACAATTGCTGCCGGAGACGGTACGACTGCCGCTGCTGCTTCTGATACGTCTCTTGAGAATCAGCTCGGCGAGACGGTTATTAGCAACTATTCGGTAACAGATAATGAGATCACACTCTTTGCTACAATCTCAGAAAATGTTGCAACGGGTACGATCAATGAGCTTGGTGTACTGACGAGCGATGATACTCTTATATCTCGCATCGTTGTGTCAACGCCGTTTGAAAAGGCAGCCAGTGATTTTCTTAACATTAGTTGGTCGATACAAATAGGTTAAAGTATAAATATTACCATGGCGTCGTATGCAAACTTATTTGTTGATCAGGGTTCAGATTTTTCTACGAACCTTATAGTTGAGGACTCAAATAGGGATCCTCTTGATCTTACTGACTTAACGTTGTCGGGACAGGTACGAAGAACTTATCAGTCAGAAACATCTTTTGATTTTATACTCAGCAAAGCAGATGTATTCGGAGGAGAGATTCTTATTGAACTCGACAATGAAACGACTGCTAGTATGAAACAGGGAAGATACGTATATGATATATTTGCGACTGATTCGATAACTGAAAATACTTTTAAGATCATTGAGGGTATACTAGAAATAGTACCACGTGTAACGAGAACGAACTAAATGTCTGATAAGATACGTGCTAAGTTAAGTACAAGTGGGTCTTCACGTTTACGTAGTAGAATAGAACAAGAAAATGAATTAAATGCGCGCTCCTCCTTGACGATTGCAAGAAGATTGGAGCAGTTTACAAATATAGATGATACCAATCTAGAAGGTGGATCAGTATTGGTTTATAAAGAACCAACTGAAAATTGGACAGCAACAAGAGACCTGAATCAACAGAATGTTGACGGCGGAGAATTCTAAAAGGTTTAACGGAGACCAATAATGGCAAGTGTCATTCGAATCAAAAGAAGTGGAACATCGGGCAATCCGTCTACACTGGCTGCAGGTGAGCTAGCGTATTCGGCGGCAGATGCATCCTCGGTACAAGGTGGTGATAGACTTTACGTCGGCTTTGGTAGCGAGACCAACGGTAATGCAGCAGAACATATCGTTATCGGCGGTGAGTTTTTCACCAAGATGCTCGATCATACAAAGGGTGTGCTTGCTCCCGATTCTGCTCTAATTGTTGATTCCAATAAGAAGATCGATGAACTTAACGTCGACAATCTTACACTTGACGGAAATACTATATCCTCAACGAACACAGATGGTGACATCGTTCTTGAGCCGAATGGCAGTGGTCGCACGATCGCGCACAACCTA